TCAAGGAAGCTATGCGACTCGACAAAGAGGAGCACAAGCGCAAGGTACACGAGCGAGCACTGGAGATTAACCGTGGCATCAAACAGCGCAAATAAAGCAAAGATTAGGATAAAGCTCAAGGTATACAGAGAGCAGCTATACTACATGGCTGAAGCGCTGGAGCTTATAGACGATAAGCTACACGGTGAAAGCGCTAACGAATATGTTTCAGACGCTATCGATAACATCGATAAAGCACGAAATATGCTTTCTCTGGCAGTCGAAGAGCTTGAAACAAAGAAACATAAAGGGGAATAAATGAACTACAACACACCAAACCTAAACCAAGAAACAAACGACAAGTGGGCGCAGTTCGACACATTAAGTGATCACTTGCGCGGACATTGTAAACATCAAACGGAGGAGAGTATGAGCGAATACAAAAAACACATTGGGCAAGGCAATGACATGATGGTAGACCAACTAGCATTACCACGCGACACATTCAAAGGCAACACAGTAGAGCCACACGACTGGCAAACACCAGAGGCTGAGCCTGTCCAGCCCGCAATGTTCGAGATGCAAGAGGTTGTAGACGGGCTACCTGAAGAGGAGCTACAGACCTACAAGGATCAGATGCTCGCAGAGATTAGCGACCGCGAGGCTATCGTGGACGCCATCAACCGCCGGCTCGACAGCGTGCAGGCCAAGCAATACACACGCGGCGTACGCAGCGCCATCACCAAGCAAGTGAAGATGTAATGTACAAATACACAATCATGTTTCGCCAGCGCCAACGCGAAAAGCCACGAGAGTTTGTGACTGAAGCGGAAGGCGCTCGCGAGGCGCTCAAAAAGCTTGAACAACAAAAGGGTATGATTTTCTCGTACCGAATAACCAACGTAGAAAGGATAAAAAGTGCTTGAAGACCTAAAAAGCAACGATGGCGACGACAGCGTCAAAACTGTAGACCAGGCAGTAGCGCTGTTAGGTGAAGTGCAAGACTGGCTTATCAAAGAGCTTGCACGGCCGCAGTACTACCGAAAACAACTAGCTGAAGCAATCACAGATATTGAAAAGGCTATAGACTTAACAATTGACTATGGCGAGAAGATGGGAGAATGGGAATGAAACAGCAAATACTCGAAGTTCTCGACAAGTCAACTAATAACGGTATGAAGGCAGACGAGATTATGGAGATTGTCCGTAAATGGACGGTTGATAATCTGAACGATGTTCTTTACGACGACAAAGACGGCGACATTAGTGCGCTGGCTTTTCTCGACGATATAAAAATATTTATGATTGGGAGGTTACGATGAGTGAGAAATGGCGAGGCAGCGCACTGTGTGCACAAACAGACCCGGAAGTTTTCTTTCCACAAAACAAAGCATATGTGGATGATTACAACGGGTACGACAACTACAACGCAGCGCGTAAGATTTGCGCAGAGTGTCCGGTAAAGGGCGAGTGTTTAGCTGATGCACTCATGACTGGAGACGTAGAGTACGGTATGCGTGGAGGGCTAACACCACGCGAGCGTATGGGTATTTTGGCAACGAAGGTGGCAATGTATGAGTAAGTATATTGTGTCGTCACTGAGTAAGTTTAGTGAGTATGATAATGAGATACCAAGAGTAGACAAGGTCATTTCATTTAACAAAAAGCCAACATTTGAAGAGGCACACGCAGCGCTAGATGAGTTTGCTTATTTTGATATAGATGAGTGGTCAAAAGTCGACGATGAAACGTGGGAGACATGCAACAGCGACGACTGGTACGAGGTTGGCGACCCGGCTTACTACCAAATAAAAATCCAAACACCCAAGCGTCATAAAGAGATGGTAAATAGTTGGATCGAATATATCAGACTTAACACGACGCCAAAGGAAGTGGTAAATGCTGCTAACTAAATACAAAGTACAAGAGCTAGTCGAGAACGCAAAGATTGATCTAGATAAACTAGAGAAGTACGCGGGCGTTAAAGAAATTAACGACGATAGTATTGTCTTGGTATACACTGCTATTGCTATGTTAAAAAACCACATCATAGACGATCTAGGGAGGTTAAAATGATCCAAGACGTGAACAAAGCCACTGGCGAGCTTTGCGAGTTAGACGCTAGCACACCAGAGGCTGCCGCTATCGCCTACGAATATCTAACACAGATGGAAGCGATGGCGCGACGGATGAAGCAACATATCAAGCAAGATATGTTGGTACGGATGGGTGATGACGAAGAGCTGGACGCCGGCAACGGTTATGTCTTTAAGTTCTCTAGTCGCGCTAGCAAGTATGTCTACCACAAGCCAACGCTTAAAAAGTACCTGGACGAGGACGCTATGGACTCTATCAGTGTTGTTGATGTGAAGGCGGCAGACAAGCTTGTAAAAGAACTTAAAGAGTCTGGCGTACTGAGTGATGAGGATATTCAAGAGCTAAACGACGCCAAGTATGTAGAGAACTATACAAGCGTGTTTAAGTTGGAGGTACAGTAATGCACCTACGACTATTCAAAAAGCGGATCAAACAATCACTGAATTGGAAAAAACTACCAAGTAACCTTAAGCCTAGATATATATTAGAAGAAATGGAGAGCTATGCAGAGAAGGCTAAAAAGCGCAAAAGCAGAGGCAAGCATACACGCACGAGTAGCGGATCACATCAAGATTAAGTGGCCGTTTGCGGTATTTCACACAGACTATGCGGCTGGCCTTAAGATGACTATAGGCCAGTCCGCACAGAACAAACGGCTACAGAGTGGGCGTGGTTATCCAGACTTAACGATACTAGAGCCCGTAAACGGCTTACATGGCCTTCTCATCGAGTTAAAGCGCGAGGATGTGCATTTGTACGCCCGTAGGACAGGCAGCAAGGTGCGAGAGGGTGATTATAAGGTACGTAAGGCTGGAGACTGGGCAAACAGGCACTACGAAGAGCAGGCGGCTATGCTACTGGAGCTATTAAAGCGCGGCTACTACGCTACATTTGCTTGCGGCTACGATGAGGCGGCAGGAATCGTTGATAAATATCTATCTGGGGGTATACATACCAAGCACCGGTTTGAACTAGTGCGAGAGTATGAGATGGTATTTGAAAACTACAAAATAGACACTAACAATAACGAAGAGGTATTTTAATGACGCCAGGGCAAAAGCGAGCCAAAAAGCTGCTAGATAGCGACCCTAACTACTACAAAAAGATAGCAGAAAAATCAAAACAATCACAAAAACGATACAAAATGAACACAAAAAAGGCAACGATTGCGGCATGGAAGCGGTGGCACAAAGACGAGCCGCTACCGGATTGGATCGAGCAGATGGCTGAATAAAACCAGCCATTTTGCTTGACTTATGCACGACGTTGATATACAATGAGAGTGTAATATAAACGAAAGGACAAGATATGGCTGAAACACAACAGCTAAACCTTTACCAAAAGCTTGCCAAGATAACTGGCGAGATTGGGGTTATTGCCAAAGATGGTAATAACCAACAGCAAAAGTACAAATATATCGAGTACGAAACCATTGCTGGCAAGTTCCGTGAGCTTTTCAGCAAGTATGGTGTCGTGCTCATTCCAAGCATGGTCGAGCAGGAGCGTAGCGCCATCACCACCAGCCGGGGAAGTTCCGGCGTAAGCACTGTATGCCACTTTGAATTTACAGTGGTAAACGCCGACAAGCCAGATGATCGTTTTGTCGTTAAGTGGCAGGGTGAGGCAGCCGACTATGGCGACAAAGCTACTAATAAGGCAGCAACTGCGGCGGTTAAGTACTACTTGATGCGCCAATTCAATATCAGTAGCAAGGGCGACGAAGACCCGGACAGCCAGACGCCAGAAGTTGCGGCAAAGCAGCAAAAGCCACAAAAGCCAGCAATGGCTAGCGTGCGCCAGATTACAGCGGTAAGCAAGCTGCTCGCAAATAAGGGTGTTACAAACGGTGAGGATCGCAAAGCTATCTTGGGCGCTGCTATTGGCGGCAAAGGTGCTGTGCTTGATCCCAGTAAAATCACAGTGGTTAAGTTGAAAGAGGTGGAGAACCGTATCAACAACGCTACGCTCGAGCAGCTGCTAGCATCAATTGATAAAAAGCCAGAGCAACCAACGCTAGATGAATTTGACGCGCCAGTTGACTTTGATAATATACCGGAGTTTTAAGAATGGTAGACAACAGACAATGCGCAGATATAGCAAAGAGGGTATTAAGTATGTATACCGAACCCCTTCCATCTCCAAAAAGCAATGTGAACGTCCAAATAAAGCAGTTTAAGGATGGTAAATGGGGCTGGGTGGTGTATGATGGCTCGCTGGAGCTTTCACACTCCACACGGCCTTACGAGACGAGCCAGGACGCGTCAGATGGCGCTGTACGGTACTTACACTATCTTGGCCGGCACGTACTTGCGGCGCTTGGCTACACAAACAAAAAAGCATCATATCATGGTAACTACTTGGAGAAAATATAATGACTATCACAATCGATTTTGTAAAGTTATTTGTGTGGTTTTACCTCATCTGTACTGTTATCACAGGTGTAACGTATACATTCAAAATTCTAAAAGCAGAGTCAAAGGGTGAGGCTATAGGTAACGCTATTGGTGTTATCATCATAGCCATCGCTACATACCTGCTTGTAAAAGCTTATCTGTAGTTTTCCACAGGTAATGAACAAAGCCGGCAATAATGTCGGCTTTTTCTATTGCATTATGCACGACGCTAGCGTACTATAGAAACATAAAGGTAAACAGAAAGGACACATAGCTTTGACTATCAAAGAACAAATACGTTATGGCGTGTTGTATACATCGCGTTTTATGCACTATGCGCACGTAGAAGATAATGACGGTGCGCTTTATTTCAGGTCGGAGGGCGAGATTGTAGACATGTACGACTACAGCGACGCCGCCAAACAAATAGAGGCAGAGATGGACGAGCACGGATTGGATACCGCCACTATCTATGTTGATACGATAGAATCGTTTACTGTTGCAAGGTAACAGAAAATGGGAAACCCCTGCTGTCTTCTACATCAGCAGGGGTTGAAAAGAGGGTAAAGTGGTTGTGGAAACCAAGGTACTTGGAAGGCCGAAACCCTCCACTAGCTCAATTATAGCACATGACTATCTCAAATCAATAGAAAACCCCGCCGGAAACACAACAAAACGGCGGGGTGTGTGCCTGGTTGGAGAAAGGACGAGACAACCAGGGCTGCGACGTACCCATAGGGGGGCGAATAACTCAAACGTCGTACCTCTATTTTACCAATGGCAGTGTGATATACACAACTACTTGATATGGAAAATAGACTGGATAGCTTTTACAAGCCATTGCACCATACCATGGATGGATACAAGCAGCTTGCGGTTCTCCTCTACCTTGTCGTCCTCTTTAACTTCTGGCTCGGCTGGAGTCTCTGGCGTTTCAGGCTCAGGGACAGCGGCACGGTTTTGGCGCTCAACTTCTGCGGCCTTTGCCTCTTCTGCGGCTTTGGCTTTCGCCTCTGCTTCCGCACGGGCTTCTGCTTCGTGAGATGCTCGGGTCACAGCCTCTTGGCGCTGTCTGTACTCCTCAGAGGCCAGTAAATCGCGCTCAATTGCGCCGTAGTCCCAACCTTGGGCAATCTGTCCACGGTAGTGCTTCAAGCCTTCCTCGTCCGCCTCACGGCCTAATACGCGCTGGTAGATACGGTTAATCTCATCGATTTGGCTCTGGATAGCCTTGCGGCCAGCCTCAGCCTCTTCGTCTCGACGTTGGCGCACAATGCGGCCCTCTTGCGAGTTGGCCAAATCATCTTCGATTTGCTGCCAGTTCCAGCCGGCGTCGATCTGCTTAAGGTAGTGGCTCTTTGCACCTTCGTCTACGTCACGGCCAAGCACCTTATGGTACAAGCCGTTAAGGTGGTTAACCTCTGCGCTGCGGTCACGGGTACGCACAATGTTCTCAACGTAGCTACGGACACGGTAAATGTTGTAGTCGCCGATACGCCATGGTGCGTCGATTGGCGAGACATTAGCGCTGTAGACAGTACCTACACCATAGTCAGCAGTGCGTTGGCCACTAGCGCTTACATTCTCCTCAAACACAGTGCCATCGCCCATGTAAACGCCAATGTGGCCGTAACCGCCACCATCGTATGGCCAGACGATAATATCGCCACGCTTCAGGTCGCCGACACGGTCAGCAATACCTTGTGCTACGAGAGTGTTGCCAAAGTCTTTAGCGTCGCCACGAGCGGCAAATGGCGCTGGTACGTTCTCGCACATTTCAGCCAAAAACCACTTAATAAGGCTAACACACTGCCCGGTTAACACGCCTTCGGTGCTATCAGACAGCCCAGCAGGGAAAAAGATGCCAATGCGCTTGCTTGCCCAGTCTTGTGCGTTTGCATCTACTGCCATTATTTAACCTCCGTGGTCTCGTCATCAGCGTAGAAAGCTTTGTACAAACCCTCTGCTGCGTTCCAAGCGTAGCTGATCGCACCACTCCAGGTAGCAAACAGGCCCATGCTTGGCAGAAAACCAAGGTCAAAAAGCTGCTTCTCAAGCCCAGGTACAGCCAAGAGGCCAAGCGCTGCGGTCAATACAGCGAGTACAACCTGTAGGCCAGTACGAACTGCACGCCCAAGTTTAGTGTGTTTGTTTAGTAGTTGTTTTGCAAATTCCATTGCAAACCTCCATTTAATTAAATTGTTATGCAATTAGGTTGGTGGTCAATCTTGTATAAACGCCTGTACGCGCCGTTCTGCTCGCTTGGATACTTCCAGGCAATCCACGATGTTTGATTGCCAGAGTTATCTTTAACATCCACACAAGCTAACACGGGGCTTTGGCCATCTGCGCCGTTCGCCCCGTTTACTCCGCTCAAGCCTACTGCGCCAGTCGCTCCGGTAGCTCCAGTCTCACCCTTACACTTACCGTTCGCACAGTATCGCGCCACGGCTGCGGCTACCTGCTCGTCAGATGCGTTTTTACCGTCACTCCCCTTACAATTCCCGCTTGCACAATATGATGCTACAGCAGCAGCCACCTGTGCGCTAGTGGGCGCTTCCGAACACTTATTGGTAATACAGTAGGCTTTAACCGCCACAGCAATTTCTGTAGCGGTTGGTGCTCTACCGTCTGCGCCGTCTTTACCGGACGTTCCGATAACTGAACCGACATTGCGAGCCTCACCGTCGGAGTAGTAGACAACTAGATTGCCGTTTTTATCTACTTGGGCGTTAGTGATACTAGTTACTGGCTTTTCTACCTTAGCCCCGCCACTTATAGTGACAGATTGGCCAGGCTGGAGTGTAAGGCTCTTAAAGAGGGTGTAGCCGCTAAAGGCTAGGCTAAATATCATAGCCACCGATAGCGCTTTAAGCAGCTTATCCCTTTTTAACCACTCTACGGCGTGTCGTACCTTGCTCATCGTAGCAGCCCCCCGCTTCCCCTGCTCAGTAGTGCAATAGCTATGGGAATAAATGAAGTGATCACAGCCCCAACCACGAGACGAAAGAGCCAGCGGTTGCGGTCTCTCGCGTCTGCTGCGTCTGCTTTCAAGTCTTTAATCTCGCCATTAAGCTCGCGTATCTGTGATTCAATGTCTTTTTTGTACAGGTCAAGCGCGTAGATAGGCACAAAATTGCCCTCTTTGCGTGCCTCGTGCTTCTGGATGGCGTCGTCTATAGCCTCTTTAACCTCGTACTTATTCATTGGCTGTAGTTCGCTCATCGCTTGGTGTACTCCATGATCACTAGGGCTGTGCCATCCGACCTGGTATTGTAACGGAGTTGTTGCACACCGTTATAGACTGCGAGCTTTGCTTGGAAGTACTGCAAGTTCGGGGCTGCCGGGTTGGTGTAACCGTTCGGATAGCGCTCACCATTAGCCATGTTAAGAACAGCATCAAAATTAATGAGGCTATCCACCATAGCAAATGTACCGTCGGCAAAACCGTTTTCTGCGCCATTGCCAACTGTGTTAAATCTGAACACTTTGCGGTAGATTGGCTTGCCGTCGATAAAGGTTTTGTTGGTGTTAATTTCGCTTGTGGAATACTTATTTTCATTGAATTGTGTCCAATCTATAGCATTGCGGCCGATACTGCTATCGCCGTAACCCTTAAAGTTGATTGATTTGTCTTTCATGAAACGGCCGTCGACAAAGCCGGGCGATGCAAAGTCTCGTATGTCGGTGCACTTATTGTAGGTAATCTGCGTTACACCGGCGTCCACGCGCACCTTCGATAGCCCGATAAATGGGTTACCAGCGCCAATGGCAGACTGTATCTGGCTCTCGCTAGCGCTTTGCGGGTTGCTTGATGGCGCGCCCTGCACAACTGCAAGCTTGCACATGTTGTTACTGTTGTTGGTCACCCCTGTTGATGGCGTCACCTTCATGTCGACGTAAAGCACCACGGTGTCGATACGCGGGTTGCTCGAGTTAGCGGTTGGTATAGTTACGGTTTCTGGCGCATCTAGCCCACAGTAAACACGGTACATTTTGCCACCACTGTTACGTGGCAGGGCAGCAATACCACTGTCTACCTGCACAGACATGCCAGGAGTGTTGGTAGGCGTCACTACGAGGCCGCCAATCACGTCACCTTGGATATGCCAGCTAAAGCCAATCATGTGGCCGTACTCGTCCGTTTTGCCTCCGTCTCGGTTAAATACAAGTCTTGTCATTATGTGTAATCCTTTCAGTTTATATTGTAGTCAAAATATTAATCTTCAGCGAGCCCCTACCAGCAGCGTATAGGTAGAATTTACCGCGCCATATGCCATTATTGCGCCTGTTGCCGTCTAACACGATCTGCCAGCGCTGCACGCCGTCTATTGGGCGTAATCGCTGCACATGATGATCTACCGATCTTTCTGCTTCATGTGTCTCAGACTTGACGACAAGGCGGTACACGAGGCTACGTAGCCCGTCCTTGTCTAATTCCTTAGGCATAAAAGTAACATCTATCACTCGGTCGTTAAACCCGACATTGTCCAAATCAACATCCCACCGGTTACCGCTCTGAACGATGCTTGTGCGCACACTGTCACTGCCAAAGCCCTGCTGTCCTAGCTTTATCTCATCGCGGAATCGACGCAAAGCATTGATACGCTGGTAAAGACGATTAGCTGTCATCATATCTAACCTAGACATGTTCGACCACTCCTACCTCTACATTATCGTTTGCTACTATGTATACTTTCATACTCACGGTTTGCCCAGCTGTGCCAGTCACACCTACTAGCCACTCGACCTGGTTTGTACGGTTAGACACAAGCGGTAAGGGTTGTACAATCCTCTTGAAAAACTGGCCAAAAGGCTTTGTCTTCTGGTCTGTCTCATACACAAGCGTGCCGTCAGGATACCGTGCCTCAAATATAATATCAGCAAATAGCACGTCACTGTGCTTGGCGGTGGCTGTAACACGTAGGAATTTAGCCCCAGCATTGCCAAACTGCCCACCTCTAGGTAGTGGCCCTTGCCAGTCGGCTACGGCGTTGGTGCTGTTTTCAGTAAAGCGCAAGTTGTCGCCACTTATTATCTGCGACTCTTTAATTTCTGCCATCTCTTTTTCTAACTCTGATAGTATAGCTTCGAGCTTCTCACCCGGTAGCTCGCTCATTCTCTCGATTGTCATTTTACGTTTACCTCTATGTAGCCAGCGCACGTACCACGTACACGCACCTTAAAGCGGAGGCGGCAGATATTGCCGGTGTTTAGTATGAGTGTCTTCCAGCGTGTCTTTAGCGGGTCACCTGCTAGCGTCTCGTCAATCTCCATGAGTTTACGCACAGTCACAGCAGCACCGTCGCTATCCTCATAGTATAAACCGCCCTGTATCGAGCTATATTGCGGAAAGCTCCAGGCCTCTTGATTGATCATGCCCATATACATGAACATGTAGCCGTTTACGATAGGCTGTGTTTGTGAGCCATTGCCAGTAAACGTTACCGTAATCTCTCGTGAGCCGTTAGGAATCGTGCCGTCATAGTCCCATGTGTAGCCTGTCTCGCTCTCATACGTGCGCACACCGCTCTTACCGGAGGTGGGCTGTGTATGCTTAAGCTCTCTAAAGTCTATCTGGAGTTGCCTCAGCTCCTCAAAAAGCGTGTTCTCAGACAGGCGATCAAGTCTAGTCATCGTCTTGATCCTCTTGGATCTGCGGCACTGTAAAGTCGTCCAAGTAAACTTCTATTTGCTCTTCAAAGCCGTTGTCGTCAAGATGCACCTCAATCTTTTGCACCTGGTACACTTTATTCAGCCCCTCAATCATACTGTGGCCGCTTGTGCGCACAGGTATGTAGTCACCAACCTTAATGTAGTTTGTGTCAAACTCGCGCCCTGTTACGGTGATCTTAGGAATCTCAAGCATTGTAGAGTACTTGGCTACGGCAGCGGCAGTGTTTTGGTTAAGAGTGTTTTGCTCTTTAACGCTATTAAACGTCACCACCTTTTCTCGGGTGTAGTATGCATTAATGCTCAGCGGGTCGCTCTGCACTGATACGATCTGATCATCACCAAAGCCAGAACCAAGCCCCCAGATTTTGTTATACACACTAGTGGCAGAACGTTCGATGGTTGCGCTCTTTACGTTGCCTTCAGGGCCACCTACGACAAACTCAATGTCGGTACGTGGCGAGCCAAAGGTAGGCAGTGTGTAAAATTTCTTGTCAGGGGTAACCCTCACGTCAAAGTTGCCATCGATAAGGTTGGTAAGCTTTAGTATCTTATCTTTAACGTCAGCACGCTTGTATGTACGGTCACGTAGCTTGCCGGTCATGTATTGCCCAGTGTGCGGCACGTCAATGCCCATATCGCCGGCGCTATCACTCTGAACACGGCGTACAAGGTCAAGTGCAATCTCTGCGGCGTCTGTCTGGCGGTACTCATTGGTTACTAGGCGGTCTTTTAGCATATTAAGGTAGCCAGTCACACGCACTTCAATATCAGCCTCTTGGTCGATCTTGATAGTGGTAGACGTAACTTGGCCGCCTACGATATATACGCCGTTACGCTTTACTCGTACGTCTGTCTGTAGCGGGTAAAGCAGCGACTGTGGAGGCGTACCAATGCCAGCACAATATCGCTCAAACTCGTGCAAGTCCACCATAAACTCGATGGTGTCAGCTTCGTTGCGCTCGGTAGAGTAGCGCCGGTTTTTACAGAGGTGGGTAATGTCTGCGAGCTTCTGGCCGTTTTTGTGCCATAGCTCAAATGCATACTCGCTGCCGTGTTTAAAGTCCATGCTATACCCCCATGAAACCGTTACGCCACTCAACTGTAGCTACTACTGTGTCAGCGCCGCTTGCGCTCTCCAGCCTAAATACGTTATCGCCAGGCTGTAAGCTAAAGAACGTGCTTTGGTCGCTCAACTTGTCAAAGATGTTACCGCCGTTTAGCAGGACGCTACGGGTGCGAGTGTCAATGACAACCTCGCTGCCTTCAGGCGCGCTAAAGCCAGACAGCTGCACAAGCTTGCCTGTGGTCACATTAATCAGTGTTGGGTCGGTCATGCTGCCCTTAAACTTGATCACAGGCTTTACTGGAGTATTGCCGTTGTTACGCGCCGTAACCTCGCCGCTACCAGACTGCCAGCTAACAGGTAGCACATATGGGAATACGTAACCGCCGCCACGTTGCTTGCCCACATGTACAGATAGCGCTGTACCGTCTGTGTTGTCGTATATAACAGGATCAGGGCACAGAAACTCAAAGCGAAAGTCAGAACTGTTGATTAACCGGTCAAAGTCCATCTCGGAATCAGTCAGGTGGCCATTTACCAAGTATGAGTTACCAGCGTTAGTGATCAGCTCAATAGCGATTGATCTTTGCCGTACAGCCGCCATAATCTCTTTGCGCTTCTCTTCTAGCTCCGCTTCGTCTTCGCCGAATATACGCCCTTGTATAGACACCTTGCGCATACCGTAGAACTGTGAGGCGACGTAGCCGCCGTCTCTCTCAGTCAAGACGGCGCTACTCGTACGAATCTCAGGAATAGCAAAACCCTTTACTGTATCCAGGTAAAACCTACTCTCTCGATCGTTTATTACAAAGTTGTTTAGTTTAATGATCATCCTCTTGTTAACCTCCAGCCGATTTGCTCGATTACATTGTGCGCATCAACGTCGTTGTGTACTTCCATGTGTTGTATTGTAACACCGCCGCCACCACCTCGGCTATTCCGGAAGGCGTTCGCGGTCTGTGTAGCAGTGTACACGTCAGCACCCTTTGGAAGGTTAACCAGCTCAGGGCCGCGCTCACCAACCAGGGTGACACCACCGGCGTAGTTTTTCGCACCAAAGGCGAGGCGAGGCAAGCCAATGTGTGGAATACCAGGAATGTGCACGCCAGGTATTTTGTTGATGATGCCGGCCGCACCGTTGATCATACTAATAAAGCTGTTAAGGCCGTTTTGTACCATCCCGATGATGCCGTTGACGACGCCACGGATAGTACCACCGATCATATTACCAGCTACAGTACCGATTGGCCGGAAAAAGCTTGCAATAGCGTTGTACACGCCGCTAGCTACACCGATGATGCTATTAAGCGCACCAGATGCTGCATTAGCTGCCCAGCCGAACACAGCGCCAAAGAAATTGCCGACACCAGAGAATATGCCCCGTATTTGATTCCAGACACCACCGAAAAAGCCAGCGATAGGCGACCATACGGCCATAACTACGGCAGACGCGGTCTGGAAAACTGCCTGGATAAAGCCGGTGACAGCTTGGAATCCAGCCGATATACCGCCCCACAAAGCGTTTAGCACGGCCATAATCTGGTCTTTAAACGTGATCACAAGCCCGATGAGCAGCGAGAACGGCCAGAACATGATGGCAAGGATGGTCGGGCCCCAGTTTTGCAAGAAAGCGGTCACGTTGTTAAAGGCCGTAGTAATAGCTTGCCATACGTTGCTCAGTGCTTGGCCAATACCAGTAAAGATGCCAGTAAACCACTCAACCATGCCACTCCAGGCGTTCTTAATCCACTCAACAGCATTACTAAAGATATGAAAGTGGTTTTCAAGGTCAATCAAGAACGGAATCAGCGCTGCTATCACTGTTATGATCAAGCCAAGCGGGTTAGTGCGTAGTACGGTGCTCAACGCCCCGATCACACTGCCAGCTTCCTTAACTTTCACAAAAAGCTGCCCAAACCAGCCTATAACATGGGCCAATTTAAGTGCCACAAAGCCGGCTGCAACCATCTTGAGCACTGGTAATAGTGCAATGAGGACATTACCAAACGCTTCAATAACACCAGAGTCAGCAAGCTGCTTGATTACCTTTGTAAGCTCTGGCAATAGCTTTTGCCCAAAGTCTGTAGCTACAGTCTCTATTGTACTCTTCAGGTTGTCTAGCGCACCGTTAAAGCCGCTATTTTGCGCCTTGGCCAAGTCCATAGCAGCTCCAGAACGGCCCACAGCCTTTGACATGTCATCGTATGACTTACCAGCCGAATCAGCCAGGAAAGCAGCCGCACGGAAGGCGTCAGTGCCGAAGATAGTAGCCAATGCTTGCTGCTTCTGCTCTTCAGATAGCCCTTTAAGTCCGTTTTGGAGGTTTTGAGCGAGCTGCCGCATACCAACGAACTTACCGCTAGCGTCGTAGGCGTTGATGCCAAGCGTACGCATAAGCTCAGACGCCTTTTTGCTCGGGTTAGCCAAGCTGATAAGCATCGTCTTGAGTGATGTACCAGCGTCAGAACCTTGCATACCACGGTTAGCGAACAGCCCAAGCGTGGTTACTGTGTCCTCTAACGACACGCCAAACTGGCTAGCCACAGCAGCAGACTGCTGGAGGCCTAGAGAGAGGCCACGAATATCTGTAGCGGAGGCATTAGCGCCGTTAGCGAGAACGTCAGCAACCTTGCCAGCGTCGCTTCCTTTCAGCTTGAAAGCGTTCAATGCTTGGGCTGCGATAGTAGCAGCGTCTGCTACGTCAATCTGGCCTGCTTTAGCAAGAGACATAACACCCTTTGATGCTGCAAGCGTATCATTAACCGACAAACCGGCCTTTGATAGCTCTGTCATAGCGTTTGCGGCGTCTCTAGCACTCACACCAGGCAAAGATGCATCTTGGCCCAACTCACGTGCTTTAGCGGCCACCATGGCCATCTGCTGCGCTGTAGCACCAGATACTGATTTAAAGATGTTTAGCCCCTGCTCATAGTCGCCGGCCATCTTCACAGAGGCGACACCAGCAGCTAATGCACCAGCGCCCACAAGCTTCATAGCCGAACCGACTGGCTCTAGGTGCTTTTTAAGCTTCCCAGAGGCGGCACTCACCCTGTCCATCTCTTGGGTGGCTTGGTCTCGTGCCTTGATAATGATCTGTATAGTATTAGCCATGGTTGTTTACGCTACTATTCTGGCGCATTGCCTTTTTATTCTCGTACTCGCTCCGCTTGTCTTCAAGATAGAATATTTTCATCATGTAGTTCACCTCTGCGACCGGCTCGTCGTCCATCTCTTGGGCTGTTAGTCCAAACTCTTTACGATAACGCCGGCGAGTTAGCAAGTCCAATGTGGCTGCTTCCTTCGCCGGCCTATCGTAGTAAATGACGCGCTCCAAGTCGCTAACTATTTTGGGTCAGTAGCACCAACCGCCGCAACAATCACTTGCGAGGCTGCGGACACTGGCAAATCGTCCAGGTCGTCAGCTTCTGCGTCTACTAGTTCACCGTTAAAGACGATCTTGCCACCCACAAAGCCCTTTTTAACCATAGGCAGCAACTGTGCTGTCTGGTCGTCGGTTAGCTCGCCGTCTGCGCTAGCTTCGCCCTGGAAGTTGCGTAGCTCTGGCAGCTGCTTCATGGTTAGTGGCGCAATCTCTACGTAAGCGTCCTTCCATAGCTTGCCGTACTTGTCGGCTAGCATGGCTAGACTTACTTTGGTTGCAAATTGTTGTGATAAACGGCCCATATTGGTTGGTGTCCTTTCATTATTTGATTTATTAGTAACTTGCGGTGCTGTTCACCAGCTCTGCCTCGATCTGCGTGCCGTTAGCAGCAGAGAAGAGGCCTTGTACGGTGAACTTCTCCATAACAACGTCATCAAGCCCTTGGTCGCGCTCCCACTCAGAGATAACGACAGCAGGCAAGGTAAACTTAAGCGAAGGGTTTTCGTCCTTGGCTGTACCGATCTTGTCGTCGGTGTTCACCATTGAAAGCTCGAGTGCGTACTTGGTGTTTTTCAGTGATGCGTCTTTAAGCGTGTTGTCACTGTAGCGGCGCTCGCACTCAAAGCTCACGTCAAAGGCTTTGTTGTGAATCTCAGCAGGCGTGACACTACCAGCCTCGTAGTAAGCCTCAGTGTTGCGCTCGATCTTCACCTTTGCGCTCTTGATAGACACACGTGGTGCGGCTGCAAGGCCGGCTTTGTTAGCGGCCATCTTCAGCTGGCAGTACTTGCTGGTAAACTCAGCCTCAGACTCTACAAACGTGACGGTGCTGGTAGCAGGCACACCCTGACGACCGATAAAGTCAGCGGTGTACTTCACGTACTCACCAGTGACAATGTCAATTTCAAGGCTCTTAAGGCACGAAAGCTCGTACTTAAGGTCGGCAGCTGGTGACTTTTCAAAGATAGTCAAGCTTGGCGACAGGTTGCTGTTAAGGCGGGTAAAGTTATGCTTGAACGTACCAGCCTTTGCGCCGGCAGCGCTCGTAACTTGCCCAAGGGCAGCAAGCAGGATCAAGCCAAAGCTCTCTACCTGAATCTTGCCCTCAATCTTGCCCTCGCTCCAGATTTGGGTGACGATGGCGTCGTTGTTTAGGTCAATAACGCCCATGGCGCTGTTGTTTAGTGCACTCTCGTGCTTGTCTTGTAGGTCGGCGCTCAGGTGAGGTATCCAGTGAGCAGCGGTAGTAGCAGCTGTGCCCCGCGTGGTCTCTTTGGCGATACCATAGCTAATGCGTCGGCCGATAAAGTCGATATTTGCCATTAGTTGGCCTCCGTGTTACTTTTATCATCTGATGTGTCAGGCTCAGCCTCTACTGGCTCTGCCTGCTCGTCAAACGTTTCTTTGATCATGTTATCAAACCTTAAAGCCGCCTCCTGTGCCGACGTAGCTTCTACAGTCGTGCCAGTCTCGGGGTTAAAGTAGATACGTTTTACTAATTGGTTATCGTTCATGTTCATACTCCTACTTGATTATAAGCGATTTGCTAGTTGCCTGTGTAGTGGTCATACCGCACTATAACATTGATAGTAGCCACCAAAGCCATCACCGGCTCGGTCGCCACACTCCAGCCGGCAGACGTTGGCACAACGCCTAGCACACGGTCTTTGCCGCGGTGTCGTAGCCCGTCTAGGTCTACCGTGTCGTCTATTGCGTCACGGATGAGGCCAGACAGTGTGCGCATATTCTTAAAGTCCTCTGCGCGCTTGCTCTCGTCGTCGTTCATAGGAATGATGGCAATGACGTTGAACCCTTCACGCCGGTGTACTTCAGTGTTTTGCCCAAGCTCGGCCGGTGCGTCGTCTGGCACGATCATCACAGCGGGGTAGCCCTGGTACTTATTCACTCCGTCGTCGTAGTCCACAACCTCTGCAAACACAGGGTTGCCGTCTTCGTCACGGATAGCCTTTACTACCTCTACTAGTTTATTGCTGATCTTATTTTGCATTACGCCTCCAACTTACTTATTACGTTTGCTATAGCCCGTGCTGCGTACTCTTGTATCTGTGGCTCAGTCTCTTTGTACGTCTTCTCAATAAACGGCTGCGGCTGCGTACCCTTGCGAGCAATCGAGCGGGCTACAACGAATGGCGACACGTTACCAAGCTTGGCGCGCACCCACCGTTGAAAGTCTTCGTTTCTCCACGGTGGTATACGACTACCAGGCTTGCGGCCCTTCTCGATCACTGGTGCGTACTTACTCAGCGGCGTAATCTTTGCCTCGCCGTTGCCAACCGTACGCTGGATATTGCCCGCCAGACGCTGTGTAACACCCACAGGGGCGTTTTTACGCATGGATCGCTGCACTATTACCGAACCATTAGCCAAGATGCGCTGGACAGCTCCAGAGGCCTCTCCGCGCCATCTACGGCCTAGCTGAGGTACGTTACCAGTATCAACCTTGATATAGGTAGACATTACGCGGCAAGCTCCAGCACATAATGTGAGTGAGTCACATTGTCAAAGTTTTCATACGGGTTAAGCGCTTTGACGGCGTAGTTGCGCCCAGACTGATCAGTCACGGTGTCGTTTACTTTGATCTGGTCAGTGTTGGTGTACATATCAAACGCTTTGTAAGCACTGATATTATACGCCACGCTGTTCTCGCGGCTCATAGGCAGGATAGTGCACGGCACGCCGCTCATAACGGCCTGCGTCTTCTGCACCATACCCTGCGTCTTCACAAGGCGCTTAACGGTCACGGTATGACGTAGCATGTTGGCGCTAATCATACCAAGAACCTCACAAACGGCGCTAACAGCGTCTGCTCTTTCTTTGACACGCTGTAGGTCTTCTGGTAGTTGCCCACACGCTCAGATGTGACTGTAGTGCCGCCGCTGCTAATCTCCTGCATCATGCCACGTACCATAAGGATAGCGGCCATCTTAACGGCTGCTGGCACGTCTACGAGGCCATACGTGTAAGTAATATGGAGTTGGTCGTAGTCTGTACGCTCGTATTGGTCTTTGTAGCCCGTTGTAGACAGTGTAACGCGGCCGGTCTTGCTGTCTATACTGTAGCCGTGTACATCACTTAAATCAGCGTCCGTGGTCTCGTCAGTAATCCTGCCTTGCTTTATCTTCGACACCTCTTTAATGTACACGTTGTCCAGGAATACTACAGGCCTGTAGTCCTGTATCTCTGTTTCTGTTTTTAATGAGCCGAACCACACACCTGTAATGTCATACAGCCACTGTGGCAGCATGTCGATGTACAGCTGTAGCTCAGCATCTTTGTCGTTGCCGGTGATACCCAGCTGTTTCTTTATTTCGTCTAATGTAACTATTGCCATAGCTTTATTATCTCCTATAAACAGAAAAGGGGACAGCCTCCAGGCCATCCCCTTCGCAAGTCACAGCCTGTTGGCTATTTCTTGTCCTTGCCAGCACCCTCAGCAGGTGGCTGCTCGTCTTTACCAGCGGCTTCAGCTTCAGCCTTTGCCTTCTCCTCTGCTTCCATCTCGGTGAGTACCTTCTCGTATGGAAACTCTGGCTCATCCTCGAACACGGACAATTCCCACTCGCGAGCGGCGTACTGGTCACCTGCCTTGTAGCGGGCAATCAGCGCGTCCTTTTCAACTTGCCACTCGGCTTTGTGCTCAGCAATGCGAGCAGCCTGTTCGCGGGCTTCCTCTTGCTCGTGAGTCTCAACGATCTTGTACCGTGGCTCGCCGTCAAAGTAAACCTTTGTCAGCATGTCCAGGTAGTCGAGCTTCTTTTGGGTTACGTGGTACAGGTGGTCACCTGGTACGTAAACGTCCAAACATTCAGTGAATAAGATGTGTGCCATTTAGTGTGTCCTTTCTTTTAATTAAGCACCATTCACGCTAGCCATGACGAACCCGTCAGTGATCAGCGGGCTTGCGCCTGTTCGCTTCATCACACGGAGGCTGTTGCGGCCACTTTCAAAGTCGCCGTTAGCATAACCAAAGTCAATGCGGACGCCGGCAACGTCAGTGATCCAGAAACAGTTTTTGTTCACAAGCCACAGCTCGTCAAAGTTCATAGCAGTTGCGTCAACCTCTACGAACGGAAGGCCAAGCAGCTTGTCGTATGGGAGGCCATCGCGCACGTCTTGGGTGTAGATGTAGCGGCCCGTGGTGTCCTTGACGGTGTCAAGCTGCGTAACCAAGTTAGTGTTACCAACCCAGAAAGCGTTGCGGCGGTAGCTAATAGGCATAGCGCGGTAAGCTTTCTTCACAGCGTCGTAGTTAAGCGCTGCAACGTTAGCACCAAAGTTGATCTTCTGGCCTGCTGGCAAAGCGCTCTTGCGGGTACGAATACCGCGTGGCTTGCTCGCGCCGTCACCAGCCAAGAAAGCAATGTTTTCTTGGTAGGCAATCTCTTCAGCGAGCTGCTTGGTCAAAAGCTGTTCAACAACGCTAAACGCGGCTGCATCCTGCTGAAACTCTTCAGTAAGAGGCACAATACCGGTAAGCTTTTTAGCGACAATGTCGAACCCAGAGAAGGTTGCTTTTGTCTTATTGTAGTTGGCCTCTTCAGCTGTCCAGGCTACTTGTGGCCGGCTAACTTGGCCAGGCACGCGGAGGTTGGCAGGTGCGTTGCTAATAACGGTAGCAAACTGCCGAATAGGCGCAACGTCCACCATCTTCTCGACGATAGCCTTCTCAATGACAGTAGGCACGAGGTAACCACCGTCAGCCTGCGTGGTGACGTTCTGGCTGTCTGCACGGTAACCCATGCGGCGCACCTCAACGTCAATGTCGGCGTACTCGCGAGCAACTTCGCTGTCGATGCGGCGTAGTTCCTGCGTGTTACCAGTACGAACAGCGTTGAACCATGCACGGGTCTGTGCGCGGCCTCGGTCGCTCTCGCTCATTTCTTTGTTGTGCTCGGTCATCTTGGCGTGTCGGGCAGCACGTGCCTCAGCCTGCTTGCGAGCCTCTGCTTGGCGCTTTTCAATCTCTTCCGCCAATTGTTCCTTTGTGTAAGGCATATTTACGTTTATTCCTTTGTTATCGTTACTTTAATAACCTAATGACTCATCACCATCATCTTCGGCCAATTCCTTTTCAAACTCTGCAATGATGCGCTCGGCCTCTTCATCGCTGATCGTCTCGGTTTCGTCTACCTGTGTGCTGGCGTCCTCATCGGCCGCTTTATCTTCGGTAGCTTCTGCTTCGGCTTTCGGCTCAGCTTCAGCTGGCGTATCCTCTTCGGTTTTGGCTTCTGCTTTTGGTGCAACTTCGGTGGCTAGCTTTTCTTGTAAAGCTGCTAGCTGCTCTTGTAATGGTTTCATAGCTTCTGCTATTACCGCTTGTAGTTCCTCTTTGTTCATACGTGCCCCTTTTGGTTTAGCTGTTGTATTGTCGAGGGCTGCCTCAAGCTTGCGTGCTTCGCTAAAGTAGCGTTTCATCAAGCCCCTTGCCTCCTCTTCAGATATACTACCATCATTAAGCGCACGAGTGGTAGCCCCTGTGTTAGAGGGAATACCAACCAGGCTAATCTCAAAGAGTTGGTTTTGGAGATACTCCAGCCCTTCGTTTACCAGGTTTTCAAACCCGACACTCCAGGTGCGTAGGAATCCACGCGATACCTTACCCCACGCCCAGTTACCGCCATACTCGCTCATGTCGTCTACATCGAACTGCACAATAGCATCGTGTGCTCGCTCGTCAGGCACTGGAATAATCTCCAGGACACGGCCGATATTGCTTGCTGCGTCGCTGTAGTGATCGAGCTGCACAGTTGGGTTGTCCATGTAGCGCTTAAAGTCCCAGCCGTCAAACTTCAGGCTAGTACCATAGCTATCTACAGACTCATCAGTAAACCGGATACGCACGGTGTGGTTATCTTCATCTACTGATTGCGGTACGCTGTTACGTAAAATAATGTTCATGGTTTATCTCCTATACATATTCTAATTCTGATCCACTATCACTGGCAAGAGTACACAACGGCAGTTAGGGTGGCTTGGTGGGCCTACCATAGGCTCGTAATCTACCTTAAGTGTGTGTGTCACTGGCTTGCCTGCTTTACTGGTTGTCGTCACCTCTAGCCTGTCGCCTAGCTCCACAAACGGTTTGTTCAGCTCCACGATCTTGCCGTTAAGGCTTTGGCAGAACGGGCAGGCGTCACCTAGCTTGGTGTGCCACTCTTTGCCGGTCACAATGTCTGAATCATCCCAGCCGTATATGTCTGCCTGACTTGCTGCGCGGACACTCTCTGTGCGTGCAATGCGGTCTGCTCGCTTGCTGCTCATGTCGCCAAAGATATTCTCGACACGGGCACGTAGCTCATTGCGGCTCTCGCCCTTATCTATCCCCTCGGCTAATGTCAGTAGTATCTGCTTCTGGCTCTCGTCGTTAATGTCTACAGCGATCTTGCGTGCGCGCTGCTTCACAAACTCAGAGACGGCCGGCACATCTTTAGGCGGCTTAAAGTTAGGTAGCTGTGCCCAGGCGTCTTTAATCTGCTCTTTCATGAGCGTGGTGTATAGCGGCATAAGCGCATCTTGTAAGTTAATGTCCCACTGGTCATCACTCATAATGAGCGCTAGCTGCTTGTAGATAGGGTCAATGTCACGCTTGGCCAAGCTGCGGTTGCCATCCTCTACTTCGTTTAGCTCTTCAATAACAGCCTTGCGCTGCGCTTCAAAGTGCTTGCGGGCGGCCTTCCTAAAGCTTGCCTCGTACTTGTCTAGCCGTGGCTGCATGTCTGCCACCCGCTTTTCGCCTTGCTGGAATCTGCCAGCGGCTCGCTTCTCTACCCTCTTTTTTTTTTGATCTGCTGCGCGCTTAAGCATGACGGCTAGCTCTCGCCTTGCACGTTTCTTGGCCTCGTCTGCGAGCTTTTTCTCGTCCTGCTCTTTGTTACCCTGCTCTTTGTCCTCGTCGCTCTCAGACGCTTCAGGCTCTTTATCGTCAGTCTTTGGCTCTGGCTCGCTCTCTTCGCTCTTGCCTAGCTCTACACGGCCAGATGGACGGTACAGCACGTCACCACCTTCAATAGGCGGCAAGTCTAACGTCTTACGCACTTCATTAACCGTCATCCAGTTATTAATGGCAGCTGTGTTGGCGCTCGCTTCTACGCTCGAGTCGCTCGGTATAAAGTCTACAAAGGTAAGCTCGAGCGATGGATCGAACGGGTCAATCACGTACTTATTGATAAAGTTACAGAAGGCACGGACACGTGGCAGCAATGTGTACTTGGCAAAATGATACTCTGCCGCTTCCATGTTAGCCCTGTTAGCCGACGTGATCATACCAAGCAGCGCTGGAGACACACGAAACATCGCCAGAATCTCGTCACGGCTCAATTTGCGGCCTTCTAGAAAATCCATATCCCGTTGTGTCAAAACGAATTGCTTAGCAGATGCGCCTCCACCAAGGATCATTGGTACATAAGCGTTTTGCCCACCACTGTAAAACTCGATAAGCTGCTGTTTTAGTCGCCTAAATGCTACGTCTGTCATCTGCTTTTCAGACTCAATGATCATACTTGGCCGTGCGCTGTTAGCAAAAAAGCGCTGGTTGTAGTCTACAGCCTTATCGTCAGTGTCTACTGCGCCAGCTGCGGCTTGAATAACCGACATACCATTGCGTGGGTTAGCCGGGTTTGGCCGGTAGTCGCGGTAAAATTGGCGCTCTCTGTCTGTATTCATCCAGTAATAGTCACCATAGCGCATAATCTCGTCACCGGTGTCTTTGTTTACCTTGTACTCTACAAGATGAGCAGGTAACACAGTAAGCGCTGCTGGTAAGCCTCGCATTTCTGTGTTCTCGCCTGTAGGCACAATGTAGCTCTCGCCGTTGATATTCAGGTAGCTAGCGTGTAGGTACAGCATCTGCATACCGTGCTGGCTGTCTGTTGGGCTCTGTAGCAAAGAGAGTATAGGATGCTCGGTAATCGTATTACGGTTGCCGTTCCTATCTGTCTTCACGAGTTGAAACTCAACACCACTGAAAGCTTCAGCGATAAAGTCGTTAGCAGCAAAAACCCAGCCTTTGTTGGCTGTGACTTGGCTTGCCTTGTCTTTGTACTCTTTTATTTTGCCACCTTGGAATGATGGCATACCAGCGTTGTATGAATATACTCCGCCGTCATCGCTCAGGTAGTTGGCGCGTGATTCCGCCGGCTTCTCTTGCCGGTTTAGTACTGCGTCGTACACCCTTTGCAATAATCCTTTGTTATTGGTCATTAGCTTATCATCCTATTATTGTTAATAGCGAATCCAAATATCGCCCTCATCCTCATTAGAGATACCCATACAGATACTCCAGAATGAGTCACCATGTCCCTCTGGAGACTCGAGCGCTTGCAATGCGTTGTCTACCATGAGGAGTTGGCTCGTCTGCCTTTGCTCATTGATCAGATTGATACGGTTGTTGGTTATGAGCATGTCTAGGTTGGCGGCCATCTTGGTCTGGTTCTTGGCGTTTAATGTTACCGGCTCCATTACAGGGTTTAGTAATCCCTGTTCAGCAAATCCCTCAAATTCAGCCCTAGTATTATCATAGTACAGTTTAGATACGTTGAATAGTTCACATATCTGGTTTAGCTCTTTGTACTGCTTCTCGTATTGCCAGCCATCCATCCAGAATGAGTATATTTGGCGGTAGCTTATTATCTCGTCGCCGTCTTCTGTCTCGCTGTATTTTTTGATGAATAGCGCTAGGTGGCTTGGGTGGCGTTTCTTGCCAATGTCAAAACCGCCTACAACTACAGCGTCGGCTAGTGCTTTATTCCAATCCTTTTTCTTCCAGCATAGCTCGGTACTCACACTCTCTAGGGCTTCACGGTTGATATAGCTGTCCTCATTATAGACAGGCTGCGCCATGTACTCCTGGTTGAATGTCTTGTCGCCCTGTGCGGCCCTAATCTTCATAAGGTCATCAAACGTATAAAAGTCTGGCCACAGCACTTTCTCTGCCTTCCAATCCAGGATGGCCGGCGTAAACCATTGGGCAAACAGTGTGCTCAATCCTTTGTCAAAGAAAAAGTCATCGTTTGTCTGTGGTGTACCTACAACGTAACACTCACCGCCTTTGTTCACCATAGGCAGCAGCTCTGTAGAGACGATACGGTTGATCTTACGAATAACGGTAGGCTTGAGCTTATTCTCGGGGTCTTTTAGCGGGTCATCTACGTAAATAAGGTTAGCGTGGATACCGCGCTTAAATGCCAGGAGGCCGGCAGGCTTTACGAGAAACTTCGGCGCTTTGTCGAGTGTTTGGTTTGGGCCTACCTTCGCAAAGCCAAGCACAGAGTCTGTTTGGCTCTTGTAGTTGGTTAGCTCTGAATAGAATGGGTTGATTGCTACGAGGCTACGTACCTTTGATAAGTGGTAGGCTGCTAGCTCGCTGTTATAGCTAAAGTACCAACCCTCTACCGGGCTTCGTCGCTTCTCTCTCTTAAAGCGCAATAAGTGCCACATGAGACGAGCATATAGGCGTGTGCTCTTAAAGTGGCCACGTCCTGTGATATACATAGCATATGGGTGTTTGTCCATGTGAGCACACACATCAGCAACGTACTGCCCGCTTACAAAGTCGTTTTGGAATGAGAGGGCGAATACATGGTTTACAAAGTAGTTAAAGTCATTAACTGCCCTGCGCTCTATCAGCTCCATCGCTGCTGCTGCTTTCAGTTCCAGCAGCTCCCTGGATGATTCTTGTAAGCTCGTCATCGCTCATGCCCTTTATCGCACCAGATATTTTAACAGTTGTCTCCGACTTGGTCGGTGCTTCAGCCCCTACAAGCTGTGCGGCTTGCTTTAGCGCTGCTAGTGCGTTTGCCCTTTCTCCGTTCTTCATAGCCTCGTAATAGACGTGGTTTATCTTTTCAAGCTGCGTCTCCACAAAGTCTGGCATTTGCTCTTCGTATGAGGCTTTGATACGCTTTTTGGCTGCTGCAATGTACTTTTGGGCTTGTCGATCGCCAACACCCCATTGTTGCTTGATTGTCTGCTTGATGATAGTGGTGCGTGCACCGTTCAGCATCTGCGATAATACCATCTCAAGCCGCATGTCCGTTATCTCTGCGTCTTTAATATCGTTTTTTGTTATATCTAGATGCTTAATTGGCGGCACTTTCGTCTCAGTGTCGCTTTTTGCATCTAGGCCGCGTTTCTTCGTCTTTGCCATGATCACATTATACACCAAAAGAAAGAGACGCAACAATTGCTGCGTCTCACCATAAAGGAGGAATCTGGTAGCTGCGCCCACACACAGCTACCAAATATTCTACACCTTGTGCCAGTCTTTGCCAAGTACCCCTTTTGTACAGTCAAATACTTCATCTGCGATATACCCGCCAAGCTTATTGTCTTTGCGATACACAATGTAGTTGTAACGTCGTGCAACCGCCTTTTGTTTTAAGCCTTCGAGTGTACCGTAGCTAAATACCTCACCGTTACTCAGCCGGCGCGCTACCCACACGCCAGATGGTATACCGATGCCTTTTGACTCATTGTCGCGGTACTTTATCTCTACTGTCTCATATTCCATGTTTGTTTTGCCTGTTTGTTAAAATGGAATGTCTGCGATGTTAATGTCAGATACTGGTGCTGGCTCATCGTAGTTAGCCTGTGGCGCTGTTTTGGTGCTGCTGCCATCGCTATTGTTCTTACCGCCGATGAAAGCAAACTCATCTACTACCACATCGATCTTACTACGATTGTTGCCGTCCTTATCTTGCCAGCGGCTCTGGTTAAGCCGACCAGAGACGAGTAGCGCGTCACCTTTATTGAGGTACTGCGCGATTGTCTCACCGCCTTTATTCCATGCCGTACAGTCAATGTACGCAACGTCATCGTTTCGGCCGTTCACTGCGAGCGTAAAGCTGGTTACGCTGTGCCCGCTGTTTGTTTGTTTTGTTTCAGGGTCACGGACGAGGTTGCCCATTACCACTGCTTTGCTAAAACCTTTTGCCATTTTGGTATTCCTTTCTATTCTGCGGCTACTTTTGTTTTCTTAATCGCTGCTATTGGCGGCAGCATCCCGATGATTTTGTCGGCTACTTCCTCTTCGAATTTGGCAGCGTCTTGGTACTTCGAGGATAGCTCATAGTCTTCTACGAATGAGTTGTACTCAGATACCCAGAAGGTACGATTTTTACCAAAGTAGCCTTGATATTCAACACTCACGTAGTACTTTGTGTTTTGCCTTTTGTCGAGAGGTGTAGCAGCAAACTCTGTGAGGAGGTTAAATAGACGTTTGCGTTTCTTGGTCTGTAGTGATTTGAACCAGTCAGTGTCCGTGTCGACTGCAAACCTACAATTCTTACTCACGTATGCATAGCGATGGTCATAGCGGCAATCGTCAGGATCTTCTACGTAGTAATAGTAATTATCGCCAACAGAAAGCTTAAATCCCATGTCAGCCAATTGCTGCTCAACTTCGCTAATCGTCATTGTCAACCTTTTCAATTTCGAATTTTTTGCCAGTGATCTTGCTAACGTGCTCTGCAACTTCTGCTGCCCTATCGTGCGAGAACCAAACCGACGCTGAAATGTCAGTATCGAGCGCTAGCTTTTCACCGCTTTCGCCATACCCTGCAACATAAAGCTTGTGCCCCACAAACTCGCTCTCCTCACACATAGTATATACTCGGTAGTCGTTGTCTTCGCGCTCGCTTATCTGCGTACTAGCAAACTCAAAGACTACCGCCAGTAATGCTGTGCCATCTTTGTCGTTAAGGTTACTGATTGGCGAATGGTATGTATCAATAGTGCGCTCATACCTTCTAGAAATTTTCGCAAAGGTATCATTGCCGCGCACTACATAATACGAATTTACTCCGTACTCCACGTTATACCCTAGGTTTTTTCGTGCCGCCCTAAACTCTTTTATCGTCATAGATTACCTGCCTTGATCTTATAGTTAGTCTTGACTGTTTCGAGGTGCTGCGCGATCTTCTCGGCAAACTCCATAGCGCGTAGGTCTGTGAGGCCTTCTACTTTAAACTCGATTGCGTCGATAGCGGCCATAATCTTCTCTTTGTCTGGCGCTGCCGCTGCCTTGCGAGCTTCCTCTGCCGCTTTAGCTTCAGCCTCGGCCTTGGCGCGCTCTTCTGCTTCCTTTTCGGCGCGGAGTTTTGCCGCTTCCGCTTCTGCCTCAGCCTGTTTGCGGCGAGCCTCTGCTGCTTCAGCCTCTGCTTTAGCTGCACGCTCAGCTTCTGCCTTACGCTTGGCCTCTTCAGCTTCTGCTGCTGCTTTGGCGTCTTCGTTGGCCTGCTTCAGCTGTGCGAGCAGTTGCTCAAATTTTTCATCGCTCAAGCTCGTAAGTGTCGGCTCGTACAAACTAATGTCATCTGTGTACATCATCAGCTTGGCGCGCCGTGCTGCCAGCTTCTCCTCTTGCTGTTTCTTCAAGAGGTTTTCAGCGAACTTCTCTTGGTCTTCGAGGTATTTCTCAGCTTCACCGATAATCTTGGCCGCCTCACGGTTTACAAAGTCGATTGCCTTTGACTGCTTCAATACGTCTGCCTTCAGAAAGTCGTGCGTCTTTTTAATCTTTACACGCTGGCCGCGGAGTGCAAGCCGCATCTTGCGAGCTTTCTGCATCTCCTCTTTTTGTGATACGTCAGTTACCACAATGTCTTTGTAGGTAGCGAGAATCTCGCCAACTTCAGTGAATGGTGCGCCGTAAGCCTTAATAAGCTGCTCGGCGTCTGTAATCTCGAGCCCCGACTTTACGAGGCCGTCGCGAATGTCTAGCACTTGGCTATTGGTTGCCATCATTTGCCCCCCTTTCTTATTTGTTCAATGTCGCGCCGCACACGGGCTACTGCCTCGCGTCCATGCGCTGCTGTGTACGCCATCAGCTGTTCAAATAGCTCTTCTGCGTTTGTCACTTCTGGCAAGTCGTTCTTGTCTTTGCCAAAGCCTTCAATCACAGTGTCTGCTACGATCAGCATGAGGGCGCGCATTTTTGGGTCTACTTCCACTTTACCCCCTTTGTTTACTATTGCTGTTCAAGTGCAAGCTTTTGGATTTTCTTGCGCTTCCTCAAGTCTGCTTTAATGTCATCAATGACATGAGAGGCTTCGAGCGTCCAAGTCGCACGGTTTTGCATGATTGCAAGGTCTACAATGTCTTCTGCGGTCAAATCAACCTTGCTGTTTTTATTGTTTATTTGCTCTAGCAAGATGGTGCGAGCTGCTTCGCACGCCATGTACATCATAGCTGCGCGCATAACCTTGCTACGGTCTTCGATACGGTTTTGTAAATTGGCCATTTGGTGTTTACTCCTAATTTTTAATGTTCAAGTTTAGTTGTGTTATGTGTAATAGTTCTTTCTCGTCCTGTTTAGTATCCTTTCGTCTTACTTATCTGCTCTTATTATAGCAAATGCACGACGAAAAACAATAGAAATTACAAAGATTTTTTACTTTTCGTCTGTGGAAAAGTCGATAGTGGCAAAGTCATCGATCGCTTTAGCTGGATCACCATTAGTATATACCATTACGTCTGTATGGATACGGGCTACTTTGCGCACATTGTTGAAATTTTTAGCTGCGTACTTGCTCGTGTCTGTGTTCTCTATAAAGATAATGTGGTTGTACAGGTCAACTTGGCCGTTGTAGTCATCAATGTAGCACTTCGTAAGGTGCGGCACGTCGTTGATCGCTCCGCCGTTCTTCACGTCGCTACGCTCATAGTTGCCAATAGCGATGATAAAGCGGTTGGGCTTCATTTTCTTTGCTAGGTCAGACAGTAGCAGGTCGCTATGCTTATCTTCTGTGTTCATGTCATATAGCACCAGGTCTACTGTCTTATCTGGGTGATCGATAAAGTAGCCGGTAATGTCACCATTCACGTAGGCTAGCCCACCATCGTCTGGCGTGAGTATCTCGGCTGCTTCAGCCTCTAAATCTGCATCGTTCGCTTGTAGGCCAATAAAGTTGTAGCCATTTTTAGCCGCTACGAGGCCCGGTGCGCCGTTTGTTGGGTTAAGATGCATAATGAGGCCACCTTGCGGACAAAACCACTCATACAGCGTCTGGTACAGCGTGGGGCTACGTTCTCCAGTGTCTACTCCCGACTCTGCCCACAATTCATCGCTTTTTATCCAGTCTAGCTTGCGCCCGTCTATGACAGACTCAGGCATAAGCTTCGTACCGCTTGGCGATATAAGCCGCTCGGTGTCTAGGTCTTTAATTTCTAGTTTATCTAGCCGTAGCTCTAGGTAGTCTTGGTCTAACTTTAACTCATCTAAAATCTCTTCGAGCTTTAGCTCGTCATAGCGGCCGCTAATTGCTTGGCTATTAAGTAGGACGTTCAGCTTGATCTTGTCGTGCTCGTCTAGGTTGAGGCGGATACAAGGCACATCAATAAGGCCAGCTGCTTGGGCTGCACGTGTGCGCTGGTGGCCGCCAATGATTGTGTTATCATGATTGATAATTACAGGGTCGACGAGGCCAAATGTCTTTATAGACGACACAAGCCCCGCAAATTCATCCTTATCGATAATGCGGGGGTTTCTCTCGTCAAACTTTAGTTGGTTTATATTGATGTGCTCGATCTTCATAGTGCCCTTTCTTTAAATAAGAGTAGGGCCGCGTGGGACAAGCTGCACGGCCCTACAAGCATTTTATCACAAACCTAGTTCTTTGGCCTTCGCCTTGGCTTTCTCGCCCTTCAGGCCTGCCAGTTGCTTGCTCTCATCCTCAGTAATAGGCTCGACGATGTAATCGCCAGATGCTCCGGCAATCTGATCGATCACACACAGCCCGCCAGAGTGGCCAAGTACGGTGTTATTGTAGACGGTTACGCGTGCCTGCACTGGCTTGCCGGCGAGAAACTTCCAGCCTTTCTTGGTTACAATCCAGGTGCGTGGGATATGCTTGCCTTTGGCGTCCTTTACCTTTGCTACGAGCCCGTGGAGACGTAGCTTGGTCATCTGTGTACGTACAGAAAACGGCCGGTCAATCTCACCAGAATCGACGTGGCGCGGGTTGCTTTGGTGTTCTGCTGCTTGGCGGGCTGTAATGCGTCCCATGTCCTTAAGCATGTAAACCATAGCTGGCGTGATCTTGTACTTGTAAAGCTGGATCTTACGGCCACAGTGTTTACATGTACCGTTGTTGTCGCGTGCTTCAAGGATTGCTTTTACTGTAGTTTCAGTTTTGCCCGACATGTTACATTTTCTCCAGGTAGCTATCTACTAGTGCTTCGTTCAGCATCTTGTCTACGTCGTCCCACTCTTGCTGTTCTTGCTTGCGTCGGTTGATAAAGTTCTTGATTGTGTTGATGATACTCATTTGGCTTTTGTCCTTTCGCCTTAAGTTGTTGATAGTTTCAGTATATATGCTCGACGTTAGAAAGTCAACACTTTTTTAAAGAAAAACCCAACTTTTATTGTTGGGCTGCATTATCTCGTAACCAGTTAGCGATAAAGGCGTCACGTTCTTGCTTATTACCCATGCGCTTGTAGTCGTGGCCACACTCTTTACGCCAAGCCATGTTAGCTTCGGCTTCCGGGCCTTCGCTGCGGTTGTCCTTCTGGCCGCCCATGGCTAGACGTTGCTCGGGTGGTAGCTTCACATCATCTTGCACCATCTTCATGTGCTGTACAGAGTTTTTGGCAAATAGCTCCGTTGTGCCGTCCGCCATCTTCACTGGCATAAGCTCAAAGTAGCTAATCATTTTATTTACCTTTTCGCGGTCGTCCTCTTGGACTGTGTAGGTTTTACCGTCGTAGGTGGTTAGTTGGTATTTAGGCATTGTGTTTTCTCCTATTTGTTACTGGTTTATTTTATTTTGCGTCGCCGTAAAAGTCTATATTGTCGTAATCGATTTTGCGGGCTTTCTCCTCTCTCTGTCTCTGTATAAGCTGCTCAATCTGCGCTGCCTTGGTTACAAGGTCATATGCTGTTTTAACTGTTGGTTTAAACTCGTACTGCCATCTAGGGAAGGCAATACGCATAAAGTCAAAGTAATTTACTGCCGACTCTAGGCCGCGAGTCCGTACCACTTCCTTTACCCATTTACGGGCTTGGTTGTGGTTTGTGATCGTGACACCAAGCGACTTTGCTGCTTCATAAAATGCTTTTTCTGCCGGGTCGTAGTTCTTGCGTGTGCCAGTCATTGGCGTTGCAAGCTCTCCATATGGGCTACTTGTGGCGATGTTGCTATTTGTGGTCGTTACTACCGCGCTGTTGGTGTTACCGGTGTTAGCCTCGATTTGCTGCACTACAGGCTGTTCTGGCTGTTTCTTCGCCTCCTCTTCGGCTTTCTTGGCGTCTGATTCAGCAATTACCTCTAGCTTAAGCTTGTGGTACAAATCCTCGTCAACGATATTACCGCGGCGGTCGTAGTTGTCGGCCTTAATGTTCTTTGTCTGTAGGGCACATTGCTCTGCTGTGGTAAGCTCGCGGGTTGCTTCTCGTGGTTTAGACACAGCAACCTCTTTTGGCTCTTCTACCTCCTCAGGTGTGTTGTCCAGTTCGGCTGTCATACCGCCTGTAATCATCTCCTCATACCTGTTTGCGTTTACAGTGTCGCCTTTCTTTCGTAGGGTCTCAATATATGCCCATTGCTGGTCTTCGTTTGCCCGCATAAAGTTCTTGTCGCGCTCCTCTCTGTCGTGATTCTGTCGGTACTCTTCGACAGGGCTCGGCTTTTCTTCGTCGTCTGCTTTGTTCTCAGTGTCTACCTCGGTATGTGTAGGCATAGTTGATTCTTCAGCAATAACGTCTGAAAGGTCTTCGGTTTCAATCTCGGCCTCTTTGTTGCGCGGTTTAGACGTTTGTGCTTTAACGATACTTCGCTTTTCTGTGAGGACTTGGCCATTTGCTGTTATTGCTGTAGCGTTTTCAAAATCAATCTCAAGCATTGGGCGTATAGCGTCCCGCACAAGTGAATTGCCTTCCATGTGGTAGTCTACATTAATCCACCCGCTCTCTTTCATTAACCAAAGATACTGTTTGACGGTCGACGTTTTCTTGTCTAGTTCAGCGGCTAATGTGCTATTTTTAGCAAAACAATACCCATGCTGTTGTGAGTGTTTCTCAATCAATTTATACAGTGCTACACAGGTAAGTGTGCTTTTGCGGCCGTGCGCCATCGCTTGTCCACTCAGAAATAGGTCAATATTGATTGATTTAAGCATTGTTACTTGTCCTTTTTACCGTAAAGGCTATTGTAACGTGTACTGAATGAGAATGTCATTTTTTGCCTTCTACTTTCTAGAAACAAATACCGTCTACCCAATAAAGCTTGCGATAGACGGTAGACGGTATTTGTCCCTGCTTTATTGATTCGTCCATCGCACTTTCAGTATAGCACGTCCAACAATAAGATGCAATAGCTTTTTGTCGTTTTCACCCGCTTTTTTTCGTCCGCCGGCCACGCCGGCAACAAGCGAACGAAGTGAGCGCGTTAGTAAATCCTGGCCTATATCCAATCCTAAAGTCCAATCCTTAATCCTATCCTTAATCCTATCCTTAATACGTTTATTCTCATAAACCCCCCGTTTATTTCTATAAACCCCCCGTTTATCACAATGTACACCTACCCGTTTATTTCTATAAACCCCCCGTTTATCACAATGTACACCCCCCGAAAAATCTCCCAAAAAAGTGTTGACTCCCAACGTCGTGCATGCTACTATAAGACCAGCTAAAGATTAAAAGAAAGGACAAAATCAATGGCTAAAAACACTAACACAACAAACACAAATATTATTAATAAGGTTACCAAACCATTCGCAAAGGGCCTTACCATCCTTGACTTGGTAGCCCGCCTCGCACTTGGTATTGCAGTATGGTTTGTGCCAGTTCCTAAATTCATGGTATACGCCGCTACGTTCTTGGGCGCTGTTGCAGCCTTCCAAACAGCTGCTATGCTATGGAAGGCACAAAAATAATCACCTAGTGCCTTATGAACAATAATTATAGGTGGGAAAGGATGACGGACAGCTTGAAAGCTTTAACCGGAATCATAGCAATACTATTAGCCTTAATGGCAGTACCTCACATCAACAAATCGGCAGCATCGACAAAGTACGAAGCGACGCCGGAGAGCAAAGAGCAGCAAGGCCAGGTGGCCAAGCGGCTAGAAAAGCTTGGAGTGGAGACGCGCCAACAAATAGAGGCTAAAGCCAAGATTGACGCAGAAAACCAAGCTAAAGAGCAAGCAGCATTGCAGGCCAAGCTCGCCGCAGAGGCTGAGGCTAAAGCGTGGACGGTGTCCACCTCGCCTCACGCAAAGGTATCAGTGGCTCGCATTAATGAGACGCTGGCCATCCTACGCGAGCTAGGACTCACCAAGATGGGTGCGGCCTACCTTGTCGGTAACTTTATCGCTGAAAGCTATGTAACACCGTGTGGTGTACGAGGCGATGGCGGAGTAGCAGACGGGTTGGCGCAATGGCATCCCGGTAGGCGTGTAGATATGCCTTGTGGCTTGCGTGAGCAGCTCATATGGGCTGTAAACGTAGAAATGCCACGGGACGCCGCGAATGGTGGGTATCCAAGCCTAGCGGCCCGTTTACGCGATCCTAATGAGACACCACAAGGTATCTTGCTCGGATTTAAGCAGTGGGAGCGCTACGGGTTAGAGGGTAACCGTGCGGTGTACGCCAAGCAGGTATACGAGTCGCTCGGCAAGTAGATAGCCGAACAAACAACGAAACAGCCACTATGCGAGGGTGGCTGTTTTGTATTGGTTCGGTTATTATATGAGCATGGTATTATTTAATAATTTTAGAGTTTAATAAGGGAAGTAACGAAATGAACATACCAGACGGAGCTTTTAACTGGAAAACAAACGGGTACACTCCCGTGTTTAATGATGAGTTTAAAACACCAACACTAGACAGATCAAAATGGCGAACGATTGAAGGCGGCGAGATTGTAACGCAGCGCAAGTCATATATGGACTTTAACACCAACGGGCGCATAGAAGACGGTTCGGTTGTGTTTAAGGCCACGAGAGAAGCCGGCAAAGTAGTAAACGGCACAGCGTATGATTTTTTCTCTGCTGCTATCCAAAGCGTCAAAAAGTTTTCAGGCGTCCTATACTTTGAAGCGCGCATGGCACTGCCGACCAAATCCCGGTGGATGTCCTCGACGTTCAAACTCGTGCCGACAATTCCGACAGAGTATAACAGCTGGCTAAAGCGTATGGAGATTACCATTACCTCATCACCACAAGATGATGGTAGTTTTATTGCTTGTGAGTACGTTTGTGGTGGTACAGCTCGGGGGAGCTTTATTACTGACACATTTAAAAAGCAAATTATTGGCGTAGACAGCTTTCACACATATGCCTTCTCAATTGAAGAGGACAGAATAAAGTTTATCTACGACGGTGAAGTTGTTCTAGAAAAAATCATAGCAGGCGAAACTATCAACGGCCAAACCATGGTAGGCGCTAAACCGTTTGATACTATTGAATGGCAACCGCACGTTGGCCTAGAGTTTCGTGGGCCTTGGATTGCCGGCCTAGCGGAGATGCTACCTCAAGAAATGAAAGTAGACTATGTCCGTGTCTTTGTGCAAGGCGCAGAGGAAGAGGAGAAGGTGGGCAACACTATTAGGGGTAGAAAGATGCGGCTCATTCAAGGGTAGAGTTATCCACAGCCTTTAGAAAAATACCGGCAAAAAGTCGGTATTTTCTATTGCATTATGCACGACGTTGCGCTTATAATAAGTACATAAGCAAACGGGGCGAGAGCAAGACGAACTTTGCAACTTAACAATTAGGCTAGAAACCAAATTTAAAAGAAAGGATAAAGTAATTATGGAAACTAAAGTAATTGCGACTATCGGCAAAATCGCCGCTATAGTCGGGTGTGTAGCGTCACTTACGCTAGCCTACATGGCAATCTTACAATTTAATATTTTGGCTGTGTTCTTTATTGCAGCCGCATCATTTAACGTTTGGCTATTCTGTGAGTGTGACGTAAACGACAGGATCGCAAGGAAGGTGGTACGATAATATGCCGTTGCTGATTATTATCTTACTGATTCTCTTTTTGCCAATTATCGCCTGGCCTCTGCTGTTCCTCTTTGCAGTGGCGTTTTTCGTCGGATACGGCGGTGCGGCAATCTCTGGTTACATCGCAAAGCGCAACCCAAAGTACGCAGCCTGGCGTGAGAAGCGAAAGGCAGAGAAAGAGAAGGCCCAAATTGAATGGGACGCCATCAAGGAAGCTATGCGACTCGACAAAGAGGAGCACAAGCGCAAGGTACACGAGCGAGCACTGGAGATTAACCGTGGCATTAAACAACGCAAATAAGGCAAAGATTAGGCTAAAGCTCAAAGTATACAGAGAGCAGCTATACTACATGGCAGAGGCGCTGGAGCTTATAGACGACAAGCTACACGGCGATAGCGCCAACGAATATGTTGCGGACGCTATCGGTCATATCGATAAAGCGCGAAACATGCTTTTTCTGGCAGTCGAAGAGCTTGAAACAAAGAAACATAAAGGGGAATAAATGAACTACAACACACCAAATCTAAACCAAGAAACTAACGACAAATGGGCGCAGTTCGATACATTAAGTGATCACTTGCGCGGTCACTGTAAACATGAAACAGAGGAAAGTATGAGCGAATACAAGAAACACATCAACCAATACAATGACATGATGATCGACACACCATCAACTGAGGAGCTGCTTGCAGAGCGCAACAGCGTAGCCTTGGGTGACGGGGTGCAATCGTTTGCGATTCCACGATCGGTCATTAAGGGCGAGCATCCAGAGCCACACGACTGGGAGACGCCAGAGAACGAGCCAGTTCGACCCGCAATGTTTGAAATGCAAGAGGTTGTGGACGGCCTCCCCGAAGAGGAATTGCAAACCTACAAAGACCAGATGCTTGCAGAGATTAGCGACCGCGAGGCTATCGTGGACGCGATCAATCGCCGGCTTGATACTGTGCAGGCACAGCAATACACACGCGGTGTACGCAGCGCTATCACCAAGCAAGTGAAGATGTAATGTACAAATACACAATCATGTTTCGCCAGCGCCAACGCGAAAAGCCACGGGAGTTTGTGACTGAAGCGGAAGGCGCTCGCGAAGCGCTCAAAAAGCTTGAACAACAAAAGGGTATGATTTTCTCGTACCGAATAACCAACGTAGAAAGGATCAAAAGTGCTTGAAGACCTAAAAAGCAATGATGGTGAAGACAGCGTAAAGACTGTAGACCAGGCAGTAGCGCTGCTTGGCGAGGTGCAAGACTGGCTTATAAAAGAGCTTGCACGGCCGCAATACTACCGAAAGCAGCTAGCTGAAGCAATCACAGATATTGAAAAAGCTATAGACTTAACAATTGATTATGGTGAGAAGATGGGAGAGTGGGAGTGAAACAGCAAATACTCGAAATACTAGACAAATCAACCAATAATGGCATGAAGGCAGACGAGATTATGGAACTGATCGAACGCCAAGAAGAGGCTCGCGCTTTCTGCGCTGGTCAAAGTATGACTAATATTGAAAATGACGAAGGAGGTTTTTCAGATGCACGATAAATGGCGAGGCAGTGCACTGTGTGCACAGACAGACCCGGAAGCTTTCTTTCCCGCGAATAAAGCGTACGCGGATGAGTACAACGGGTATAACAACTACAACGATGCACGCAAGATTTGCGCAGAGTGTCCTGTAAAGGGTGAGTGTCTAGCTGATGCACTGATGACTGGTGACGTAGAGTACGGCATGCGAGGTGGGCTAACACCACGCGAGCGTATGGGTATCTTAGCAACAAAGGTGGCGATGTATGAGTAAGTATATTGTATCGTCACTGAGTAAATACAGTGAGTATGACAATGAGATACCGAGAGTGAACAAGGTCATTTCATTCAATAAAAAGCCGACATTTGAAGAGGCGCACGCAGAATTTGAAGAGTTTGCTTTTTTCGACGATGACGAGTGGTCAAAGATTGATGGCGAAACATGGGAAACATATATCGACAGTGACTACTACGAGTACGGCGACCCGCTTTGCTACCAAATAAAAATCCAGACGCCAAAACAGCACAAAGAGATGGTAGACAATTGGATCGAATATATCAGACTTAACACAACACCGAAGGAAGTGGCAAATGCTACTAACTAAATACAAAGTGCAAGAGCTAGTCGAAGACGCAAAGATTGATCTAGATAAGCTAGAGAAGTACGCGGGCGTTAAAGAAATTAACGATGATAGTATTGTCTTAGTATACACTGCTATTGCTATGTTAAAAAACCACATTATAGACGATCTAGGGAGGTTGTAAATGATCCAAGACGTAAACAAAGCCACTGGCGAGCTGTGCGAACTAGACGCTAGCACGCCAGAGTCTGCCGCTGTCGCCTACGAGTATCTAACACAGATGGAGGCGATGGCGCGACGGATGAAGCAACACATCAAGCAAGATATGTTGGTGCGGATGGGAGACGATGAAGAGCTGGACGCCGGCAACGGCTACATCTTTAAGTTCTCTAGCCGGGCTAGCAAGTATGTCTATCACAAGCCAACACTCAAAAAATACCTGGACGAGGACGCTATCGACTCTATCAGTGTTATTGACGTGAAGGCGGCAGACAAGCTCGTAAAAGAGCTTAAAGAGTCGGGTGTATTAAGCGATGATGAGATTAAAGAGCTTAACGACGCCAAGTATGTAGAAAGCTATACAAGCGTGTTTAAGTTGGAGGTACAGTAATGCACCTACGACTATTCAAAAAGCGGATCAAACAATCACTGAATTGGAAAAAACTACCAAGT